CCGAAGGTTGCCCGTCGACACCGCGGCTTCGATCTGTCGGCGCATCGCAGCGGCTTCGGTGCCGCCAACGCCCGCTTGGAAAAAAGCCGCGTTGAGCGTGTGCTCGCTGTCGGCGCGCTGCCGACGCGCGTCTTGGATCTGGGAGTGCGCCTCGCGGACGACCGGCATCGCGGCGTCGCGCCCGACGTTCAGCCCGCGCCGCAGCCCGAAGGCGATGTCGCGCCCCGCCCGCTCCCGCCTGCGGGCCTCTCGCTCGGCCGTCGCCGTCTGCTGCCGTTCCTCCCGCTCGACGGCCCGCGTGGTGCGCTCAAGCACGCTCTGCCGCACGCGAGCCTCTTGCTCGGCCGTGAGGTTGCGCTTGCGGGCCTCGCTCGCGGCGTGCTCCGAGGCCTGCCGCTCGGCGCGGGCGCGCCCCTCGGCGGTGAGCTGCGCCGCGCGCCTCTTCTGCTCCTCACCGCGAATGAACGCGCGCACGCTGGCTTGTGCCGCGCGCTCGGCGTCGCGACCCATCTGCGCAGAGTCGCGAGCCACGCTCTGCTGCGCCTGGCGCGAGCCACGCGGGATGCCGCTGAAGAGGTTGCCCATCGACGCGCGCACGACGCGCTCCGTCTCCTGCGCCTGCGTGCGGATCTGGCCGAAGGCCGCGACGATCCCCGCGGTGTTCGCGTCGATTTCGAGGATCGCGCGGGGCACTACTCAATCTCCTCGACGCTCATCGTCGGGGTCGATGGACCGGAGGAGTTGTCGGGCGAGTCGGTCGGCCGCGAGGTAGCCGAGGAGTTCGCCGTCGTCCATGTCGCACGCTGGGCGACCAGTGAAGTGATGATGGCTCGCAGCGTACCGGCATCGAAGCGCGGCAAGCTGGTCGTGGAGGCCTGCCCTTTTCCCAGGGCGTCGGCCACCTCCCGGACCTCTTCGAGCGTCTTCAACGACCGGAACGGCGAGCGCTCCTGCGACCACGCGAGGTACTCGTCCCAACACGCGCGGATCTCGTCCACCTCGAAGTGCGCCCGCACCTCGGCGGCGTCGGCCGCGAAGAGCGTGTCGGGCTTCTCGGGGTCCACCAGAGCGCGCGCGAGCGTCTGCACCATCACCTCGAGGTTCAGCACCGCGTCGCCCGCGTCGCCGATCAGGTCTTCGCGGTGCCACCCGCCCGTGCTCACCAGCCACTTGATCGCCTCGGCGTGCGCGCGCGCGGCGTCGTCCGCGGTGAGGGCGCGCACGGCGAGACGGATCGTCGTGCGCCCCTCGGCGCGGGTGATCTCGAGGTCGAAGGACTTGTGCGGGCGGGCGCGCCCCGCGAGCAGCTTCGCGAGGGGAGAGCCGGTGCGGAAGCGGTCGAGGTCGCTCACGCCGCCGACGTTATCACGATCACGAAGTCGAGGTGATCTTCCCGTGGAACTCCCACGAGACGGAGTTCGCGTCGGCGACCTTCGTGCCGGCGCGCACGGTGCGAATGTCGCCCGTGCAGGTGTACGTCTTCCCCGCAAGCTTGAAGCCGAGGGTCACCACCGCCTGCGCGAGCGCGATGCCGATCCAGTCGAACTCCATGCCGTTCTGCGGGATGGCGTTGTCGACGCGCACCATCACCTTCTGCGGGCCGACGCTGAAGCCAGCGGTGCCGAGAAGGAGCGTCTGCACGTCCTTGTTCTGCGTGTCCACGTCGAAGTCGATCGACGAAGACTGAAGCACGGGCACGGCGTTGACCGTGACGAAGCCGGGACCGGAGTAGATCGTTGCCATGGTCAGTTACCTCACAGGCTCGCGAGCTGGCGCACGTTGCCAGCGATGATGTGCAGCCCGCTCACCGGCTCGCACGGGATCTCGCAGTTGAGTCGGCCGCTCACCACCGGGTCCGCCTGCACCGCGAGAAGCGAGGCGTTGGCGGTCACGTCGCGCACGATCGCGCGGACCTCGTAGCCCGCGAGCTTGTCGAGGATGAAGCTGCGCACGAGCGACGGCGTCGTCACGTTCGGCGCGAGCGGAGGGTTGCCGTTCGCGCTGTCAGCGCCGAGCTTGAAGCCCTGGTAGGTCACCGCGAGCGAGCTCTGCAGGTCGTCGGCGACGTAGTCGCAGACGGTGACGAACTCGGTGTCGATCACCGCGTAGTTCGGCACGCCGAGGTAGAGCGACCGCGAGGTGATGCTCCGCGAGAGCGCCGTGAGGCCGGGGCGCGCGCTCGACGGGACCACGCACGCGAGGCCGTTGTTCAGCGCCGACTCGATCTCCGTCGCCGTGGGCTGATCGGCGACGCTGGTCTGCGCGAGCAGCACCGCGAGTTGCACCCCGTCGAGGTTCGCCGCCGGATCGCTGGCTTCGCCGCCGAGCACGCCGCCGACCGCGGTGTCGCCCGCGAGCCGCGCCGCCGCGAGCACCGCCGCGACCTCGGGGCCGGGCACCTTCGAGGCGTGGTGCCAGGCGATCTGGAGGCGCGAGGCGTTGCGCCCGGTCGCGAGCGTCGTGGCATTCGCGAGGGTGTCGATCGTGGCCGCGATGCCCTGCTGCCGCAGACCCACCGTGACAGCCGCGAGGTTGTTGAGGTGCGTCACGAGCCGGTCGATGTTCGTGGAGTCGTTCGCCGCGACGACGATCCGGCTGTACTTCGACGCGGCGACCGCGGCGAGGGCGTTGGTGAAGTTGTCGGCGTTCGCGCCGCCCGTGAGGGGGTACTCCGCGCCGATGACCGAACCCGTGCTCGTCCACTGGAAGGTCGTCGCGAAGGGCGACGTGATGCCGGTCGACGTGACCCGCTGCTCGACCGGCGAGGCCGAGGTCACCACGTAGGCGTCGACGATCAGGCTGTTGCCGCGCGGGCCTTTGTGCTTCGCCGTGATCGTGACCACGCCCGCCGCGTTCTGCGCGGTGTACGGGAGCGACGCGTTGTCGTTGATCGCGTCCGCGATGGCCGCAGCGATCACGGTCGCGGTGTCGCCCGAGGCCACGGCCACGTCGATCACCTGATCACACAGCCGCAGGCGCACGGTGCCCGCGCCCGTCGAGGTCGTCGCGACGGTCAGATCCGCCGCGGCCGCCGCGCCCGCAGACTCCGCGACGGCGCAGAGGTAAACGTTCGCCGCGGGGTACTGCGCGAAGACCGCAGCCGCCATCCGCGAGAGCTCTGAGCCCGAGCCGCACAGCGCGACGGCGTCGCTGGCCGAAGCGCAGAAGGTCGGCGTGGCGACAGGCATCGTGCCCGCCGCGACCGAGAACGTCGGCGACGCGCCCGAGAGCGCCGAGCCGATGAGGTTGCCCATCAGCAGGATCTTCTCCGGCGCAGCGCCCGCGCTCGTGCCGGGTCCGCCGAGGATCACGTTGAGGTAGACGGCCGGGGTCTTCTGCGACGACCCGAGCCCAGGGATTGAGATGGTCACGGTTGCTCCTGCTCTGCCACAAGGGCGAGGTCGCCGCGCAAGATCGCGCGGCGGTAGTGATGGTGGTCTGCGACGAGCTCGCCATCAGGGAGCGGCGCGCCCGCCTTGTCGCGACCGGCGAAGCGACCGCGCAGCACGCGGCCCGCTGCGTCGAGCAGGGTCATCTGACGGCCTTCGACGGCTTGGATCAACAGCTTCATGGGTTGGGCTCCGACTCGAATTGAACGAGGGGTTGCACGGCGTCGGCGAGGCCGGTGCCGATGAGGTTCACGTCCCCGATCACGGGGTTCAGCAGCGGCAGATCGGCAGCCGGGTCCGGGTTGACCGCGAGCGGCAGATCGCGCTGCGCTTCGACCCGCACCGAGTACGCGTAGCAGACGCCGTCGTCCACCAACTCGGGCACCGCGCTCGCGGCGCGCAACGGACGGTCGCGCCACGTCGTCCCGCTCGGCGTCACGATGAGCCCGTTGACCGCTCCGAGCGCAACGTCCAGGCACTGCAGGATGCCCGCGGCTCCAGCGGCGCTCTGGTTGATCGCGTCGTCGATGGCGCGAGGGTCTTCCAGCGCGACGATCACGCTCCACGTCGCGACGCCGCGGTCTTCCACGTCCGCCAGCACGTTGACGATGCGCGCGCTCTGCTCGCCGTCGAAGCGCACCAGCACCGCGGGAAACTGCCCGCCGCACACGCGCGAGAGCCCCTCCCGCGTCACCGGGCCGGCGTAGCGCCCCGCGAGCGCGAACGGAGCCGTCGTCGTCGCAGGGACGGCGACCTTCGCGGCGAGCGCGGTCAGGATGGCTGTGTCGATGGCGGCGAGGCTCATGGCAGGCGCTCGATCGCGCCGACCATGGACGCAGCGACGACCTGCGCGACGGTATCACGCTCCTGCTGCCACGCGGGGCCGAGGAAGGGGTACGGGCGATTACGCGAGGTGCCAAGCTCGACGAACGAGCCATAGAACATCCCGCCGTCGACCCGCACGCGATAGCCCGCGTCGAAGCTCCCCTCGGTGAACTGGTACTCGGTGTACGTCTGCAGCCGGAACGTGCGGTTCGTGTACGTGTGGTTCGCCTTCGCGTACGCCGCCACCAGGCGTCCGCCACTGGCCAGCGCGCTGGGCAGCACGCGCACGACGGCAGAGCGCATCGCTTCCGCGGCGTCGACGAGCGCCCCCATCAGAATCCGCCCGTGTCCTTGTAGTCGGCGATGCGGTTCCAGACGTTCGTGTCGCGACCGATGTCCGTCTGGACGTTGAGCGTCTGCGCCCGCGGGAGCGGCGGGCTCTGCGACGAGCCTGGGGCGCGCGCGTCGGCGTCGCGGTTGAGCTGCTTGATGAGCTCGCGCGCCTTGCGCCCCTGCTCGGCGAAGCTGCCCTGCTCATCCCACAGCCCGTGGCGGCGCGCCGCGATCTCGCACGCAAGGTCGACCACGCACCCGATGATCGCCGGGTCGATCGTGTCCGTCGTGGAGTAGACGCCCTGCGCGAACGCGACGCGCGTCATCGCGCGGAAGAGGCTGTTCGCCTCGGCGATGCACAGGTCGCGAAACACGGTGTCGACCGTCGAGCCGCCGTTCTTAGCGAAGAGCCGCGTGTAGACCTGCGTCGACAGCCGCGCCGTGAGGTCAGCCGAGGTCGCAATCGTCGTCTGCTCAGCCATCGTCAGCCCTCCACTAGTTCGAGCTCACGCCCGAGCACGAAGCCATCTGCGAGCAGCGCCAGAGCCGCGCGCGACGGCACCGTATCGCCCCGCTCCCAATCCCCGAGGGGACGCGCTTGGATCGCTACGCGGGCGCGGTAGGCGGGCTCGGGGGGGAGAGTGAGCGCGCTCCCCGCGCCGCCTTCGGGATCGCCCGCAAGGGGCGTCTCCGCGGCAGCGCGGGGCGGCTCGGCGACCGCCGGGGGAGAGGCAGGGGGGCGGCGATCGCGCTTGCCCATTTCAGGACACGCAGGTCGTGTAGAGGAAGCCGGTGTCGCCGCCGCCGATCACGAACTCGCTGTCGGAGTGCGAGGTCTTGATGAACACGCCGCCGCGGACGCCGCGAAGGTTGTCCACGATCTCGCGGGTCTCGATCGCGCCGAAGCGGAAGGTGTACCCGAAGGTCCGCGTCGCGCGGGGCGAGGGGGTCTTCTCCACGCGGATGAGCGCGCAGCTCTTGCCCCAGAGGTAGGAGCTGGTGGCGGTGGCGCCCTCGGCGGCGCTGTTGTACCGCGCGCGGCCGATCACCACGTCTTCGAGACCGAAGGCCTCGGCGAAGAGCGCCTCGTTCACGCGCAGCGGAACGTCGCCAGCGGTGGTCGACGCGCGCGAGAGGATGTACTGCAGCACCTTGGGGTTCTGACGCAGCTTGATCCACGCCTGCGCGCCGATAATCATCGTGTTCGGCCGCACGAAGCACGACTCGATCGCCGTCTCGATGTCCTGGATCGGGTCGGAGGTCGAGGTGTCCCAGCGGTTCGCGCCCGCGAGCGCCGAGGTGTTCGAGCCGTAGTTGCTCGCGTTGAACACCACGTCAGCCACGCGCTTCTCGCGCGCCAGCATCAGGAAGTTCATTACGATGTCCTGCGCGTAGATCTTCGGCTGCAGGGGCGCGTCGGCGTTCGCGATCTCGTCGTTCGAGACGAAGTCCATCAGCGCGTAGTCGCTGACGGAGTAGGTCAGGCTGGAGTTGAGCGAGTACTTGACCTCGCTCACCTGACCACGGGGACCGGCGACGGCGCTGTCGGCGACCTCCTGCATCGTGGTCACCGGAAACGCGAAGATCTTGTCGGAGCGGTGCTTCACGGTGAGGACCGGGAGGCAGCGATCGGCGACGTACTCGCGGTTGTTGTACTGCGCGACGAGGTTCGTCAGCGCGCGGTCGATGTGCACGACCGACGGCGACAGGCTCATCACGTGCGCGGCGTCGCCGGAGGTCATGCCGTGCGCGCCGAGGATCTGCTGCTGGAGTTCGTTGATGTTCATGTTCAGCCCTGGAGGTTTCCGATGTGGATGTCGATGGCGACGCGCTCACCGGAGGACGCGTCCTCCATGGCGTACCCGATCGTAGCGACGTTGGTGCCGCCCGCGGGGTTCGCAGGCTTCACGCCGCCCGCGACGTTGGCGACCGTGAGCAGCTGCCCGCGGGAGATCGACGCAGCGGCGACGCCGGGGTAGATCCCGGCGGTCACCACGTCGGCGCCCGTCTGCGTCGAGGTCACCGCGAAGAGTGAGAGCCCGAGCAGTGCGACGGTCTTCGGGTCGGGATCAGCGCCCGCCGGGAGCGCGGCGCTGTTGTCAGACGCGCCCTGGACGAGAACCGCGCCCTCAACCGCCGTCAACGACGAGACGGAGAAGGGCGTGACGAGTTGAATGTTGCGACGAGAGGTGGTCACTTGAGGCCTCCGAGGATGGCGGTGATGGGGGCGAGCGCCTCATCGCGGAGCTCGCGCGAGGCCTGCAGGAGAGCGGTCTTGTAGTCCATGGTGCCGGTGCTCATGAGCTTCGCGGCACGGTCGGCGGCGGCGTCGGCGTGCCGCACGGGCGAGGCGGGAGCGCGCTCGACAGGAGCGCCGCCCTGCGGCGCAACGCGAGCGCTCATGAGCTTCGCGTCGGCGGCGGGCGCTTCGCTCGCGGGGTAGAGCGCATCGAAGGTCGCGCGGTCGGCGCGGCAGAGCTTCACGAGGCGGTCGCGCGCCGTAGCCGGGGCGCGGCCCTCAGCGATCACGCGGTCGCTCATGCTGGCGCTCTCGGCGGCTTCCAGCTGCTCGAGCTTCTCGAGCATCTTCTCCATCGCGTCGAGGATGGCCATCTCTTCGGCCTGTCCGTCCATGTTGCAGTAGGCGGCGCCCATCGAACGCAGACGCGCCATGACCTTGCCTTCGGGCTTGTCGGCCATGTCGGCCATCTTCTTCTCGTCTTCCATCTTCGGTGTCCTTTCGGCCTTCGTGGCCGCGGGGATGTGCACGCTCTCAGGTGAGAGCGACGCCGCGCGCGGATCGCGTGCGGTGAGCGGCTCCATCCCGTCGAGGAAGGGACGGTTCGTAAGCGCGACGCTGGTGAGGCGAGCGCCGATGCTCGCGCCGCTCTCAGGGTCGACGGCGCCGAAGACCACCGCGGGGGAGCAGTACGCGTATCGCCCGCTGCGGATCGCCTCCACCGCCGCGGGATCAACCCAGTCGACCGTGGCCCACAGATCTTCGCCGCGCATCGAGAGCGAGGTCACCCAGCCGACAGCCGGCGCGCCGTGCTGCAGCACCCCAGGAGCGCTGACCATTTCCGTCGCGTGCTCGTAGTCCACCGGGATGCGGCGGTTCTTCGACGCCTCAAAGTTGCGGATGATGCCAGCGAAGGTCTCGCCGTCCATCACGAAGCCGCCCTGCGGATGACCTTTGAAAGAGCCCGGCCGCGCGACTTGGATCATGGACTGCGACACCGGGTCTGCAGCCATGGTGATAGGCACGCTCGGGCAACGTGCGGCCTTCGCGCTCTCAATCACGTCGCGGTGCTGCTCAAGGTGCTTCAACGCGGCGGCGCGAACCGCAGCAGGCGCGTCGACGCCGCCCGCACGCGCGCCGTGAAGCGCGCCGATGGCCGCGCTCACTCCAGCGGGGATCGTCACGAGCTTGCCGTCAACCACGTCGTGATGCGGGAGGATGTACGAGCCGAGGTTCTCGGGGTCGCCACGCACGATCGCGAAGCCCTGCCGGTACTTCGACCACGCGCCCGCGGAGGGCTTCTCCACGTCAACGCCAGCCCACGAACGAAGCCGACCGACAGCCGCGTCCGCATCCCACGAAGACTCGTGAATCGGGTGCGACGCGTACTCCACCGCCACAGCGTCAGCCGCTTCGCCGTCGCTCATCTTCCGAGCCTCCAACTGCTTCACAACCTTGCGCGCCCACGCGTAGCCAGCGTCGCCGCCCCACCCGTGCCACGCCTGCCAACCCTTCCCCTGCTCGTCCCACGTCGAGCCCTTCTTGTCGCCTTGATGGCGATCGAAGAAGGCCAGCATCCGGCGCACGGTCTCGGGCGACAGGCTCTTGCCGTTCGCGAGGTCGCGGGCGCGCGCCAAGCCGACGGGCGTCATCCCGCGCTGCGACGGCGGCTTTTCGGCGCGGACCTCCAGCGCCCGACGCGCAGCCTCGCGAGCGCCCTTCGGCGGCGTGAGATCAATCTCGCTCATCGCGGCACCATGAGGGGCGCGCCCTCGGCAGGATCAGGGATCTGGAGCATCTGCCGCGCGTCGCTCTGAGCCACGTCGATGCCAGCTCGCACCGCAACGTCCAGCCGCTTCGCGAGGGCGTCGAGGTCTTGACCGGGATCAGTCGCGAAAACGATCGTCGGCACAGGCGCGCCGACTCCGAACTGCCGCCGCACCATCGGCGCGATGAGGTCGCGCTTCAGCGTGGACGAGAGCACCTCAGCGTCGCGACGCGCGATCATCAGCGTCACGCGCTCGTGCACCTCGCCGAGAGCCCGGTTGCCGCCGTTGGTGCCGACCTCGCTCGCGAGCGTGCTCCCCACGATCGCCTTGGACATTTCGCCGTTGCAGACGGCCACCAGACGTTCGTGGATCGCGTTGACGTTCGGCGCGTCGAGCACTGTCAGTTTCGTCGTGTCTGGGATCACGACAGAGATCGTGCTCGACATTGCTTCGAGCGCGTCTTGAAGCGCCGCAACGTCCTCGGGCGCGGCGCGCGTCGGCGCGTCAGGCCCGGTGCCGCTGTTGTACTGGCCCACGCGCAGCCCGCGGCCTGCCCACTCCGCGAACGCGAGGAAGTCGCGCATCGAGAAGCGTTTGAAGAGCGAGTACCAACAGACGGTGCGGCCGAGACCTTCGCGCGTCGGGTAACCGCCGCGAACGCGAGGCCGGTGCACGACGAACTTGCCGGCCGGGAAGGCGTCGAGCGGCACTCCAGGGAACGCAGCGAACGCGCGCTCGGCGTCAGTCTGCGCCACGCCGACGCCCGCTCCCGAGCCCGTCGCGTCCCAAAGGTGGATGCGCCAATCGGTCGCGTACGCCAGGCGGCGCGGGTGAACGAACTCCACCGAGACAGGACGACGACCATCGGTCGACCAAACGACCTCGGCCACCGAGCGGCCGTAGAAAACACCCTGCTGCAGATGGTGTAGGAGGTCGGGGAACGACAGAGCCATGTCGCCGCGACCGTCGAGCTCGTTGAGCACGCGCTTGACGTAGTCGGCGATCTTCGCGCCCGCCTCGCCAGAATCCTCCGGGGGTTCGAGATCCCACGCCGCGCCCGCAACCATCGCCTCGCGACGGAAGAGCTCTGCGTGCAGGTGCGGGTCGGCCTCGCGGAGTTCGTCGAGCGCGTCGATCCACTGGTAGAGGTAGCCGATGTCCGCTTGCCGCTGGATCGCTGTCAGCGCCTGCGGCGTCAGCGCGCTGCCAAGGCGGTATTGAAAGCGATCGTTGTACGGCGGGCGCGCCGCAAACACCGATGGCGGCGCTCGCAGTGCAGCGGCTTCGTAGCTTGTGATCGCGCTTACCATACGGGTCGGCCCGCCGAACGTACCAGCGTCGGCGGCGGCGACGCAAGGGGCGCGGCGCGATCGATCACGAGGTCCGTCAGCGCCCACACCAGCGCGTCGAGCCGGTCGGGAGAGCGATGGTCGCCCGTCGGATCCCACGACGCGCACTGGTCTTCGAGTCGAGCCAGCAGGCCGACGTGGCTCACGCGGCCCTGCTCGTACAACGCCGCAACGGGCTCGGCGCGCAGCGCCTTCCCTCGCGTCGCTCGCACCTGCACCACCGGCACCGTGCGGTCGACCGCGCGCAGCGTCGCCGCCACAAGGTCGCCGCCGTTGTTGACCTCCGCGACGATGCGGTCGGCGCGGTGCCGTCGGTACGCCTCGACGGCGCGGCGCGCCCACTGCTCGGCCGGGTAGGTGCCGCTCACGTCCTCGAGGACGTACACGCGCCCGTCAGTGCCGAGCCCCGCGACCACGATCCCCGTCTCGTCGCTGCCTTCGTGCGCGGTGACCGCGGGGTCGACGGCCACGACCACGCGCCGCAGGGACGGCGCTTCGGCGACGCGCGCGGCGTCGAACATCGCGAGCCGCCACAGCGCCCCAGGGGCGTCGTCGAGGATCTCCCCGTCGAGCTCCTGCCGCCCGAGCCGCGTCGCCCCGTAGCGAGCCGTCAGCGTCGCGACGACGCCGGGTGCGAGGTTGCGCGCGTTGTCCGCCGTGCGCCCGCGCGTCAGGTGCGTCGTCGGCGCGAGCGCGAGCGCCCGAACGAGCGGCGTCGGGCGCGGCGTCGTCGTCACCACCACGCGCGGGTCGCGACCCAGGCGCAAGCCCATCTGGAGCTGATCCCACGCGTCGGGGTAGCGCCACGCCGCGAGCTCGTCCGCCCACGCCGAGTCGTGCTGCGGGCCGCGCAGCTGGTCAGGCTCCTCGGCGCTGTACGTCGTCGCGATCGCCCCGTTCGGCCACGTCAGTCGGCGGCGCGAAGGCTCCCACGCGGGACGTTCGTCGGCGCGGTGGATCGCGAGGATCCCGCTCTCGCCCTCGACGAGCACGTCGCGCACGTCCGCGGCGGTGCGCGCCACCAGCGCGATGCGCCTCGCGCGACCGCTGGCCACCTGCGCGCGGACCCACTCCGCGCCCGTGCGCGACTTGCCCCACCCGCGGCCCGCGAGGATCAGCCACGTCTTCCAAGCACCCGCGGGCTCCTGCTGATCGGCGCGTCCCCACACGGACCAGTCGCGGAGCAGGCGCTCGGCGACGGCGGGCGAGAGCCGCGATAGCTGCTCAATCAACGGTTCAGTGGCCATGCAGCGCGCGGCGCATCTTCTCCGCGAGTTCGTCGGCGGTCGTGGTGCCGACCTCGACCCGATCGGGCGCGTGGTCTCCGATCAGTCGAGCGTGCGACGTGCGCATGGTCGAGGT